GATGCTAATTGACCTAATCCTCTATATTTTTCATATAGATCGGATTTATTAAAACAAGGTATATCTAAGTTAAAACTTACATTACGTTTAAATTTACCGTATGTAAAGAAACTTTCTGAGCGGCCTACATAATTGTATTCATTCCAGCTTGCATCAAAATTATCTCTAAAACCACTCATGTATGCTGAAAATATAATTGGGTCTTCAGTTTGATCGAATGGGTTTATTATTCTAAATAAAATTGATAATATATTAGCATCATATCTGTCAAAAGCAGCTATTTTTTTCAATCCACTTAAATATCTAGCACTACCTGCATTTCTAAATAATCCAGGAACTGCTCCTGTATTACTATCTACACTTGCGCTAGGATATAATTGTAAGCTGTTTACTTTTTCTTGTAAAGTAATATATTTGCTTACAGCATTTGGGATAGTATATAAAACTGTAGATGGTTCTACTAATGTTTTACCATTATTACTAAGATTATTTTTAGTCAAATAAGCATTATTAGCAAAATTTGATGTAAAGTAATCTTTTGATACCCCTAAATCACCTGAATAGTCTATTGTTGGTGTGCCTGGCGCTAATCTTTCTTGGTTATTCTGTATATTAAAACCATTACTTGTTACATCATATCTTTTAATAGTAGTTAAACCAATTCCATAAGATGAATTTGGTCCTCCACTGTATTGATCAATGATTAAATCAGCTGGTTGTAGTAATGGTGATGTTGGTAGTAATGGATTTGTTCCTCTACCTATTAATGTATTAAATACATTTACGGCGCCTAAAATAGCATTTATAGTACCTAAAACAATGTTACCGCTTCTAGGGTCAGTAACGTTAGGTTTAATTAATCTGTCTTTTAAACCAATTAATCTGTTGAAGCCATTGTCGTTGTTATCTCTAACAACAGCTAAATATTTTGTGTTATCATCCTGTACAGGTGATAAACCATGGCGCTCAAAATGAGTGCCAAATGCTGTTACTGGTATTTGAGCTAAGGTATTAGCTCCACTATTGTATAAACGAGTTGGACCAGGAACAAAATCATTAACTGTATTAAATAATGCTGATGCAGCGTCTCCCAAAAATCCAACTGCGCTTAGATTTATTTTTCTAGTTTCAATTTTTGGATTACTTAACTGTAATCCAATTTGACGCTGAATAAATAAAGGTCCTTTAGGTTGGTCTTTAAGAAATTTAGTTATTCTTGCTTTATCATCTAAAGCAGCTTTATTAGCTAAAGTCCATCCACCTCTAACAAAACCGTCGTCAGTATTGTTATTAGTACGTCTTGAAGGAATAGGATCAACTATATAAGGTTGACCACTATCTCCACTATCAGGACGGTCATGACCGTACTTAATTGATTTTTGAGCAAAGCCACCCAATCCGCTATTTTTATTACCATTATAGTAGAAAAAGCTCGGATCATTATTTAATAACTTTACTAATTTTGAACCCGCCATTTGTTATATTATTTCTTTTTTGGCAAGTTGTTTAGGTATGATCCTTTTCCTGGCTTGTATTTACCTTTAAGATTATCTAATTTAGATGGTTGTGGTTTCATACCTTCACCATTAATTAAATGCCATTTAACATTTGGTGTACCGTTTGTTGAGTATTGATTGTGTAATGATCCTGGAGGAACTGGGTCAACACCAAACGCTTGAGGTTTGTTACCTTTAAGGCTTAATACCATCTTTGAAAGATTTTGTAAAATTCCCATTGTATTATTGTTTTGATATAAATATTTAAAATTATGCTATTTTATAACCTGTGTATTGGTTTTGTGCAGTACCGGTTTCTATTTGCTTACCCACCACGGTACCTAATTGTTTACCATCAACGTGCAGTGCAAATTGTGGTGTTGGTTGAGGTCTATTAACTAAACCACTTACAGTATTACTAAGCGCAGATATTGCGTCTGTAATTGTTGATAAATCAAAAGATGGGGAAGATGATTCTTTATTAATATTAGGAGATACTGCTATTCCATCTCCTTTAGCTGTTACTGCAGTTGCTCCATAAGCATCAGTAATAGTAAATGGACCTTTGCTTGAAGGCGCAATACCATCTTTTGGTTTTTGAACAGCACTATATATAGCTCCTATAGCGGCTCCTGCTAAAAGAATACCAGCGGCTGCTGCTATAGGATTTATAATTGAAGATGCAGCAGCTTGAGCTGCTTTTTCACCTGTTATAACTCCTTCTGTAACAGCTTCAGTGCCTGCTGCTGTTGCTTGAGCTTCCATAGCGGTTGCCGAGGTAACATCAGCAGCAGCTCCTGCTGTTTTAGCTGCAGCTATTGCTCCAAATTGAGCTACCATCAATACAAGACCTCCAATAGCCTTAGCAAATGACATTGTTGCTATTGCTCCTAAAGCGCTGTATACTAAAGTAGAATTTTTAGCCAAATCAGCCATTGTATTTAACAAAGGAGTTAATCCAGTAAGAACATCACCAATAGCAGATTTTACACTATCCCAAGCAGCTCCTAATTTTTCAGCAGCTGCTTGTTGTTTTAAATTTACCATTAATGAGTCTGTTTCAGATAATCCTCTTTGTTTAGCTATTGCTAATTGTTCTTGAGCTGATTTGCCTGATACGTCTCCCAATTTATTAAATACTTCTTGTTTTTGCAACATGTCTGCCAACTCATCTCTACTCAAACCAAAAGCTTGTGCTAATGATCTTTGAGCAAGAACATTCATGTGTGTAAAATCAGATAATGAACCTACCTGTTTACTAATTTCAGTCATCAATGTTGCTTGATCACCTGTTAAAGCAGCATAACGAGCTTGTTCTAGATTGATTTGTTTACCAGTTAATAATTGTGCTTTTAACTGATTTTCAATTGATGATTCCCAATCTAATAATGAATCACCTACTTTATCTATTGTTTCTAGATTAGTACCTAATGCTTTTGCTTGAACAACAGCTTTAGCTAATGCTTCTGGATTTTGTTGAAATTTAGTTGTAATGCCTGCACTTAATTTTCCAATTTCTTGGAATACTTGTCTAGCATTTACCTGAACACCAAACTGTTTTTGAGAGGATACAATACCATTAGCAATAGATTTATTAGTATCTTGTAAGGATGAATTAGTTAATAAACCTAATTTGTATATTTTAGTAGCTTCTTCTGCTGATAGACCCATTTGGTTGGTCATAGCAGTAAATTCATCTATTGTTTTACCTCCAAGATCTACAGATAACCCTAATTGATTGTTAACATCACCAATTGCTTTAGTTAATTGAGCTGCTGTATATACTGTGTTAAAAGTCTGTCCATTAACTCCTTTAATAGCATCATCAGCAAATTTAGCTTCTTTAGTCATTGCTGTAATCTGCTCTACAGACATTCCTAAATTACGAGCAGTTTCTGAGAATATTTTATTATATTCTAAAAATATATTAAAACCAGCTTTTATATCATTAAGTCCAGACTTAGCTAATTTTAATCCTACAGCAAATTTAACAAGAGGATCTTCTAAAGCTTTAGTTAATTCTTCTCCTATAATTTTAGAAGCTTTACTAAAAGAAACTTGACCCTTATCAGCAGCCAAGTTTAATTTTGTTTTAATAGTATCTAAAATACTACTACTTATACCAAATTTTTGTAAAGATTTAGATAACCCATTAAATAATTCACCTGTAACTCCTAAATTTTTATTAATTTTTTCTGACTGATTTGCTTGCTCTTGAAGTTTTGCAATCTCTCCATCTAATATTTTGGAATAATCAGCAGCCGCTTTATAAGTTTCACTAGCTAAAATTCCCTCTTCACCTAATTGTTTTAATAATTTATCTTTTTGACGATTAATAGCTTCAGATTGTATTTTAGCTTTTTCTAATTGGGCTGCAATGTCTTTAGCATTGGATGTTCCTTTACTTAGTTTTAAAGAATTTTCTGCAATCGTAGTAGACCAATCTGCTGCTTTTTTCAAACTACGAGTTAAATCTCTTTCTACAAATTTAAAAGTATCTGGTTCAAAAGCTTCAGTTAAAGCATCTTTAAAAGCAGCACTTAAAGTACCCGCTAAACTCAACAATGTGTCTTTAACATCTTGTTGATTTTCAATAACAATTTTACTTTTTATATCGTCAGCCATAGTTTAATATTACAATGTATAAATATTAAAAGCGCCTATTTTTTAGGCGCTTTCGTTGTATATGTTGGAGCTATGTTCGGTCGTGATAATTCCTTATTGTTTTTATTTTCTAATAAATTCTGTTGTTTTTTCTTTTCTTCATTAATTTTATCATAATGTTCCTTTATAGTTTCAAATGTGAATTTACGTAACCATATAGGCATATTATACACAGTGTTCCAATCATATCCACCATTCCCATTAAATATTATTTCATGGATTTGTTTAAATAAGAATAATCTATATTCCTGAGTCAGGCCAAAAAAAGTCAAGACCAATTGTAATGTCTATGCCCTCCCCAACATAATCTTCATTTTGAGGAATAAATTTCATATTAATGTCTGGCGATACAGTAGCATAATATTTGCGAAGTGCCCTAGCATCAGGTGCTAATAAAGCATTATCAACAAAATCACGAATTGATTTTTGATCACGTTCACCATTAATTGAAGTAATGATATACTTCATTCTTGTAGTTAAATCTGTTGAAACATTTGGGTTAACTTTTTGCATACCCTTAATTTCAGCATCAATTTTTTGCTCATCACCATGTGTTAATAACTTAAATGTTACTGTATTTTGTGATTTAGGTAATATAAATGAAAATTCGTTTATACCATTTTTAAATAAAGATTCATCAAATGTTTTTTCACCCAATTGAGTTAAATCAACTGTAGTTTCTTTACCATTATACGTAATATTATAATCTTTACCATATCCTAAAATACGAGCAGCAATTAATATTGCATTTTTATCACCTGCTAACAATTCATTGTAGTCAATAGGTGTAACAATAAGTGCTTGTAATAATTTATCGATTACAGTGCCTTGACGAATATAATTGACATTGGTAAGAATATCTTCTTCCTTTGCTGTCATATATTTCATTTCAACTTCACCTTTAGAAAGTGGTGATTCTTTTGGATACAATAAACCTTTGGATGGTAATGCAATTGTTTCGGTTGGAATTTTAAATTCTGCCATATAACGTTTTAATTTGTGTATATATAAATATACGAAAGAAATGGAATTATTCCACTTTTTTAAAAGATATTATTTTCCAAGGTGTTTCTTTCCAATAGTCTCCATCAGGAACTTCATAGTAAGGATATGGTCCTTTTTCAGGATTCCAATTTTTTAAAGAAAATCTCATTCCTATATAATCTGGTTTTGATCCTCTCATTCTAGAGCTTCTGTCCATTAAAAAGTATCGGTCAGGGATAGTACCGGATATTTTTTCTGTATCTATATAATCATATTCATCTGTTGTATATTTTACTCGAGCGTTGCCTTCTTTTGTTGTTATGTCATATATCCATTCCTTGGGAACAAATTTTTCCTTTTTAGGAGTTATATATGGTGTACCACGGCGCAACAATAAATTTTTTTCTTTATATCTTGAAAGAGATTTTAAAGAAGCACTATCAGGTAAGAAAAAACCATAATTTTCAACTAATATTTTTATAAACTGTTTATCTTCTTTAGACATGATATCACTAAAAAAATCAAGAATACCATTAGATTTTAATGAATCATTTACTGTTTTAGCTAGAGCTTCTATATTAGTTATATGATATACTACTTGAGATAAATGGATTTTATTTGCTTTTGGGAATGAATATGAATTTTCTAAATTATATTCAAGATATATTTTTTTGTCACCACCTGGATCTTCGGCAAATTCTTTTACAGGGATGTTGTCTATGACAACTACATTATATTCTTCATATAATGATGTTTCACCACCACCCATATCATATTCTAGATTAGAAATTTTAGAAATATCAGAAAATGGTATTTTTTTAATTTTTCCCTTTTCTATTAAGTATGATTCAGGGGTAGTTGGTCCTTGATTATCATATTCTTTTAACAAATCTAGTAATTTAATCATGACAATAAATATAAAAAAAGGCACTTGCCGAAGCAGACGCCTTTTTTATAAAGAATATTGAAATATCTTAGAAGTTCAATACGCAATAATCCATAGCGATTGTAACGCTCAAGTTGATTGCTGCATCGTTAGCCCAATCGTATTCACCGAATGTAGCTGTCTTTACATAAGCACCTTTTACGATCCACTCACCTACGATATCGCCTACTGGGCCTAAAATATCTAAAGTTAAGTCTTTCTTGTAGAAATCAGAATATCCATCACGACCAGTTACTGATTCGTGTGCTAAACGAGCCCATTCCATTACTGCTTGTGCACCAGATGGAGTTACAGGATCGTATAATCCTAAAGTCATGTCATTCCAACGAACTTTACCTTTTACTTTACGGTAAACGTTGATATGATCTAAAATGATCTCACCAGCTTCAAATCCAGGTGCTGTTGCACTCTTAATTAAGTATGCTGGGATACCATCAATATACATAATGAAACGATTCTGAACTTTTGGTTCAAAAGCGGTAAACATTATTTCGTTAGCGTCTAATACTGCCATTTTATGTTAAATTTAATTGCTATTAATAAATATAAGCAACTACATCCCCTATGCTGGGAATGTAGCGCCTGTTGGTAATACGTTAAAGTTTAAGATGATAAATTCAGCAGTCTTAGTTGGTTGAATGTAAATTTGACCTACTAATTGATTTCTATCGATTACATCAGCTGTATTGTTTGTATCGTCCATTACTACTTTGTAAGCATACAAACCTTGTCTTTGTACTACTGATTCTAGGTAAGGGTTAACTTGAGCTAAGAATCTGTTTCTTGTAGCTGTTGTATTTTGTTCGAATACTAAGTTAGTACCTACTTGACCGATGAAGTTTTTCAATGCGATCAATAAACGACGAACATTAACTCTATCTAATGATGTAGCTTTACGTTGTAATGTCTTTTGACCAAATACTACAACACCTTCTCCAGGGAATGTAGCTAATGGGTTAACATTTGCAGCATATAAAGTATCACGATCAGCTTGAGATAATTTTCTTTCAGCTCTTAATACTGAAGGAACACCACCACGGTTTAAACCTGCTGGAGCGAACCATTCAGCACCTACTTGGTCGTTAAATGCTAAAACACCACCCATAATTGTTGTAGCTGGAGTCCATACATTCTTACCTAAGTTAGAGTTGTATAATTGAATCCAAGGGAAATAAGCAGCAGCGTAGTTGCTTGATTGACCAGCAGCGTTAGATACAGCAGTAGCAACTGCAGTTCCATAAGCACCAGCGTGGATAGGAGCAAATGCATCACCTCTTCCTTCTACTACTGAAATGATTGTTGCAGCAGCAGCGCTATCTAAACCTACAGCTGGAGCTAACAATACGTTAAATTTATATTCGTCTCTGTTTGTTAATAAAGCAAATGCTGTAGAGTAATCAGCAACTGTATATCCTTCCATGTTAGCTGCAGTGATATTTTCGTTCATTAATTGAACGTTTGTTGTTGCAGGAACACCACCAGCAAATGAACCACCGTAAGAACCACTACCTAAAGCTGGTAAAGAACCGCTGTAGATAGCTGCTTTGTAGTTACCATTGTTGTCGATTGAATCAACTTGTGGAGTTGTAACTGATGCTACACGAACATATTGAGATGCATTAGCGAAAGAACCGCTAATAGCAACATATGGATTACCAGCGCTATCTAAAGCATATACTGGTTTAGTGTCACCAATCACACGAGCGATATAGTTAGGTAAGTTTGGATCTAATGATAAGTTAGGCCATGCTTCAAGATAATTCTTTTGAGAATCATTATCATCACCACGACGGATAGCTAAGTTAAATGTACCGCTACCTGTATTTACAGTTGTAACTTCCCAACGGATGTTTAATGCACTACCACTTGCTAAAGCACCAGCTGATAAGCTAGATGTGTTGTTCATTGTATCACCCCAATGTAGAGCTTCTAATTGGAATGAAGCTGTTGTTGGACCACTATTTGTAAATGCTGTTACGTTAGCTGTAGCATAAGTTTGAGTTGTGCTAGAACCACTAATTACACGAGTTACTAACAATGTGTTACCACCATTTTGGAAGAATTCTCTAGCAGCAATTGATGTTAGATATTCGTAATAGTAGCTACCACTTTTGAAAGTAGAACCGAATTTTGATAAATATTCAGAGTATGAAGTTACATAAGTAGGTACAAAAGGACGGCCTAATACTGTAGGACCTACAACAGCTGTTGCTACACCTTGAATACCTCTTTGTACTAAACTCTGATCACTTTCGTTCTGGAAAACACCAGGGCTTAAGATTTTTTCTGCCATTTTTTATATTGTTTTTGGAATTTTACTAGGATTGACCTAATAATAAATATCCAAAAACCATAATAAAACGCAGATATTTTACTGAACAGGTGTAATTTCGCCCGTTTCAGGATTTATTGCGCCTGTACCATACTTTGATTGCAATGTTGATACTAGTGCTGTTTCTTTCTGTTCAATTGTGTCTAGATCAGATATTAAACCTTCTTTATCTTCACGCAATTTTTTGATTTGCTTCTCAAGTGTTAAAATTTGCGTTTCAGCTACACCAATTTCAAATATTGCTTGGTT